TAGCTAGTCTAAAATTTCGCACGCGTGAAACCCCACGGGTAGTGGATTTATACCTGGATGTGAATTAAGTAAATCTAAAGGTATGGCTGAACTCTGGTGAACTTGGCGAAGGGCTCAAGAAGACGGTCCTAAAAACTTTTCTTTAATGCAGACAACAATATTGAATTCCTTTAAAGCTTTTAAGACGAATTTGATATTTCAGAAGTTTAATAATAACAAAAATAAAATTTTAGCCATGGCATTATCTTTCAAGCAACAAATTCAGATTCTTTCTAAAGGAATTGAAACTATAGTTCATGAATGTGATCAGACTAAAGTGTCACATTATCATTTTGTAGGTGCTCCCTTCAGGGGCTTATTGTCGCAAGATACGCAAAAGAGAAGAGAAAGTGAGAAGATTGAGCGAAATTTGAATCGATCACCCAAACATCGTGAAGGAAAAGTGGCTCTTAAGCTCGCTTTTGATAATGAAGAAGGATGGAAGATGGTTTACGAATTGGCTGAACTTTCCATTGCAGAAACATATGTTGTTGAAGAAGTAATCCGTAAGCAACGTATTTTCTTATACAATAGACATCATCATTACGACCCATATGACCCTCAACCATGTATTGCACGATTAGATGAAGAAATTGTTTTTAATGAGGAAAGCCATCGGGTACTTCACGAATTGGCAAAACACCGAAATAAATTGATGCACTCATTGAATGGAAATATCCGTCAAGTTGGCGATTCTTATGTCTCAGATGGGGATATAAAATTGTGGACTGAAGAAGATATTAGAGAGATGACTCGAAGACAATTTGCGTTATGTTTAGGTATTTCTGACGAGACTATTGATTATGTCAGCTTATTAAATGAATTGGATTCATTTGAAAATAGGAGAAAGACATGTGAGTATGAACAAACTACACCCAATTCAGGTATTGTTTCTGTCAAAATTAGAGAAGAGAGAGTTTATGCGACTGGAACAGGACAAAATAAGAAAATAATTAAGACTGAAGCACATAAGATGCTATTGCAAAAGTTGCTGTCGACATATTATTTTGGTGTCTTGGGTCGTTTGGATATGAAATTGCGTAAAATTTTTCCCCCTACCATGCAGAGTGGAGTTAAAGAGAATACTAAACGTGATAATAAAACTCATAAACACGATAATTCCCAGCGTTCTCTCAAGTTACAAAATTCAGGACATATTGAGGCGGCACGAAAACATGCCCAATATGAGAAATTTTGTAAATTACAAAAGATTTACGCAATTCAACGAAAACAAGATAAAGTGAAAACAGATAAATTGATTGCACAACTCCAAACATTACATCATAATTCAGATTTGGCGAATTTAGAATGGCAACTTCCAGTTAATGTAAAATTTGGCGATTTCCAGGAATTTCTTGATTCAATTGAAAATTTGTTTAACGAGGATGTTAAGAAAATATATAATTGGGCCTCTATTGCGAATAGCTTGTATTTAATATATTCAAACCCTGACTTAATGGTCAAATGGAACGCATGTGATAATTTAAGACGTGCTTTGGATATTAAGACGATGTCGTGTGCGCTATTTGCAAGTATGGTCATACATCTTTTCAAGAGATTAGGCTTTATAAAACATTCAGAAGAACATCCGAAAGTTCAAACATTTGAGGCAGGATCGACAGTTTCAATTATAGTAACCTTAGTTTTGACAATGTTATATCGAAATACACCCAAGGCATCAACAGTTGAAGTCTTGGTCAATTCATTTAAGGATTTGCCATTATGTTCTAGAGGAGTAGGTTTATTGGAAGATGTTGTTAAACGAGTTTGTAATTATGTTAAAGGAGTTGAAACTCTTGATGAATTAGTACCAACAACTTTAAAGAAGATAGAAGAAAAGATTATGGAACTAAGCTCAAAAGAAGGATTGGAGAGATTGACAACTGATGAAACAGCCTTCGTTGAAATTTGTAAGTTACGTCTTGATATTATTAGTTTATCTGAGATTATTGATTCAAAATCAGTTTATTACCAAAAGTTCTTGACTTTAAAAGGACATGTGAATAACATGTACAATATTGCACAACGCTCTCCTGTAGCAGGTTGTGGTAGAAGAAAGAAACCTGTAGTATTTCATATTTGGGGTGATGCCGGTATTGGTAAATCGCGTATAATTAAATTAGTCTCGGCTGATACAATCTCAACTATCCTCCAACTAGAAGGTTATACTGATAAAGACATGGAAGAAGCATTGGATTCGTATGATCAATTTATTTATTTTAGACCTGTTGGGGTTCAATATGAACAAAATTTCATCTCAACTAGAGCAAAAATT